CTTGATTTTAATTAATATATGATTTATATTTGCATCAGGTTTAATATAAACCGCGCCAAATATAGCAATTTTAATCCAATAAATATTGAATATGGGACAAGTAATTAAGTTAGGCGCACAAGGCAAGAAAGAACTTGCTGTCGCCTTTAAAGTAACAATGGCTTATGTCGGACAGGTTTTGTCCGGTCAGAAGAAGGGTGGTAAAGCCCCGGCAATCTGGGAAGCCGCCAAGAAACGGAACGACAGTAAGCTGTACAATGTTGACGAAATCGCCAAGCATGAAACTGTCAAAATCCTCGACAACAAAGGTAATGTGAAAGCGGAGCGTATTAATTAATAATGTATAATTATGGAAACACCGAACAACAACCAGCAGACAACAGGTCTGCAAATCTTCTTCAAAGAAGATATTGATGCTAATGTAAGGGTAAAGGTAATCAATGGAGCTCCTTGGTTTGTGGGGAAAGATGTGGCGGCTTCTCTAGGGTACACCAAAACACGAAACGCGATTTCGCAACACGTTGATAATGAGGACGCCCTAAAACAGGGCGTCCCTGATAATCAAGGATTTATTCAAGAAACAATTTTAATCAATGAAAGCGGCATGTACGCCCTTATTTTCGGATCCAAGCTGCCGACGGCTAAAGCATTCAAAAGATGGGTAACTAACGAGGTTCTCCCTTCTATCCGCCGCACCGGTGCTTACTCCGTTCGTCCGACACAGCGTCCGACGCTTCCCGCACCCAAGTTCCGTCCGGACTTCATCGAATGGAAACAGGCTGTGTGCCGTTATCTCAACCGGAATGATCTGAAAACGGTCGCCACCAACATGAAAGTCACCTACTCCCATGTATGCAAGGTGTATTCCGGCAACACAATGAGCCGCCGTATAGCCGACAGACTGACGAAGCTGGCTATCTCCCACAAGAACAAAGGCATCATATATCCCGAACCTGTTCCGGTGTACAGGCAACTGCTGATAGAATGGGAGGAACAGGGATGATTACTTATACGATGGGTATCAACCTTGAATACCTGAGGATCGTGATAACTATCTGGCGTGAATACGGGATGCTCTGCCCCATCATCATTCCCAAGGACCAGGACGCCGAAGGGGCGGTGATGGTGAAGATAGGACCGACAACCGACATGAAGGTCGCGGAAATGGTCGACAAGATATGGGATATAGCCGGCGCGAAGCGTCTGGTCAAGGAAATCGAAAAATAAGAGAATATGAAAGATAGAATATCAGACTTACCGTTAACCACTACCCCGGTGGGGTTTGGCTATAATAATATGGATATGTTTAGAAACTTATTAGGAGGGCTCCAGGTCCAAATGGCAGTGCCGCCGCTTGGCCTTGACGGGTCAATTTTTTTTAAAAGGTGAAATAACACATGACGCCGGAGAGGTCCGGATGATCAGAAAACATAAACTGATAAAAATTGAAAGATTATGAAGAAACTGACAGCAATTTTGAAAGGCTGCAACCTTGTGGACAAGTTGTTCAGCCTGCGTGAGAAAGAGATCAACCGTAAGATCGAGGGAGCCAAAGACGATTGCGAGAGACGCAAGGCCGAGGCGGAGATCAAGTATGAGAACTATTGCAAGGAACTGGGTGAGAAAGATGTAGACTACCGGCGCATCATCAACGGAATGCTTGAATGCAAGCAGGAGATAATGGACGCCGACGAAACGCTCAAGGTGATTGCGGAGGTGGAAGCGGACCTTCAGTCCGAGGCCGAGCTGGAGGAAGAGAAAGAAAAATAGTTCATACAACCGGTAATAGATTGAATTTTAGTTAGACATTCCGTCCCGGTCCGTGACGGATAGGGACGGAAATTTGAAGACAATTTTATAAACCCTTAAAAATGATTCGTAATGAAAACATTCAGAATAATCCATATAGCGGCCGCTGTCATCGGCCTTGTGGTAGTGCTCAGACTGGCGGACAATCTCCGCCCCACCTTCAACGAGAACCTTGCCGCTTCGGTCCTTGCAGTCGTATGCTGCCTTTCCCTTATCGGACAAAGGTATTACAGGGAGGAAAAATAGGACACGCGGTCAGGGAGCCGGAAGGCGGCCCTCGTTTCCGGTCCGACGCCGGAAACCGCACAAAGTCAAATTATACAGAAATGCCAATCTTTATAGACAACAACATACTGGTAGTCACCAAAGACGAGCTTGTTCCGCGGTTTTACAGCTACGATAATCTGAAAAAGCAGCTGTTCCGCCATCAGGACAAGCCCACCGGCATCAAGCGGTACAGCCGCGGCGGTGGCAGCGGAAGACGTCTGCTGGTGCTCTTCGATTCCCTTCCCGCCACCATACGGGAGTCCCTCGGCGATCCCCGCCGTGTGGAACATATCCTCCTGCTTTACTTCAACACGGACGCCGCCGCCGTGGAGTTCTACTCCAACATCTATGAAGATGCCGGCGGAAAACTCTCCACGGAGGAGCAGGAAAGGTATGTGATGAACGCCTCCGTCCTGAACGCCCTGCTGGCGTTGCGCGAGGCCCGTCTTACCGAATGGCAGTCCAGAGGCAGAAGAAGCATGTACGGACTGGACGACTCGGTATGGAGTGATTACAGCACATTCGGGAAGGTGCTGGAGGAGAAATTCGGGAAGACGCACACGCTGCCCCCCTCCCGTGCCCGCCTTCTGGAGAAAATGAGGAAATACGCCGCCCTGGATGTGGAGGAGAGATACCGTTTCCTTGTCAACAAGAACAGGGGTAACAATTCCGCAGGAATACGGACGGAGAAGGCCCGTGCCCTTCTGGAGAGCATGTTCGCGCACCAGTCATGGAAACCTGACGCCGCCGAGGTGTTCCGCCAGTACGAGGCCTTCCTTTCGGGTTATGTGGAGGTTGTGGATGTGGAAACCGGGGAGGTGTTTGACCCGAAAGGGTACGGAAAAATATCCCAGCGTACGGTAAGCGGCTTCCTGTCCTCGTGGGAGTCGGGCGTGGCCACGTCGCGCAGGCGCACGGGCAACCGTCAGATCCGTCTGGGCATGTATGTTCCTTTTGAAACGCTGGAGCATCCCCGATGGGCTGGAAGCATCATATCCGTGGATGACCGTCAGCCCCCCTTCTTCTATGCCGAAGGAAAGCGTGTATGGTTCTATTGCGGGGTGGACCTGGGAAGCGAGGCGATCACCGCATGGGTTTACGGCACCGACAAGGAGGGCATCATCACGGAATTCTACCGCCAGATGGTACGCAACTACGCCCTATGGGGTATGCCGCTTCCTTACGAGCTGGAATGTGAGAGCAACCTGAACGCCGGTTTCTCGGACAGCTTCCTCAAGCCCGGCGCGATGTTCAAGTCCGTCAGGATCGAGGCCAACAGTGCCCGTTCCAAACGGTGCGAGGCGTACTGGCGCCCGTTGCGTTACAGGATGGAGAAAAGGCGTGAGGGCTGGCTGGCCCGTCCGTTCGCCAGAAGCGAGTCCAACCAGGCGGCTGTCGGAAAGGTTCCTGTCCTGCCTTACGAGAGAATCGTCCAAGAGTGCCTTGAAGATATCGAGAAGTGGAACAACACGGAGCATAGCATCTATAAGGGAATGACCCGTTGGGAGGTGTTCCTGCAGAAACAGAACCCCGACAATGCGAACTCCATCAACTGGCGGGGCATTCTTCTTTCCTTGGGGAAGAGGACGGCAACGAGTGTCAGCATGGCCGGACAGATACGGTTCAGGAACTCCTTCTATCTTCTGGGTGACGGCGGCACGCTGTGCACCGGCGAGAAGCTGGTCGGTTACATGCGTGTCCTGGCGGGGAAGGACGTGGACATCTATTACCTGGACGATAATGACGGGGAGGTGCTGAACGCCGTTGTCTGCCTCAGGGGAGAGAGCAGGATCATATGCGAGGCGGTTCCACAGCCGCGTACGGCGCGTTCCGTTCTGGAGGAGACTCCGCAGCAGAGGAAGAACCGGGAGCTGATGGCGCGTTACCGGAACACGCTCGAGGGGTACAGCAAGGAGCGTTACCATGAGATCGGCAGGGTGGCTGTCATAGACCACAGGAGCGACATACTGAATGACGGGTTCCGTATCGCATCCCTTGAAAGGAGGAGTATTCCGGAAAGGGACGGCGAGGTCGAGATATTGGAAGAGACACCTGTGGACAACACTCTTTTAAACAGTACCCAAATATCATTCAAAAAGGATTTAAGAACAAACTTTTAATATTATAACATATGGAAATAGAAACAACACGGGAATACAGACAGAAGGTGCTGGAAGCCCTGGAAGAGGCGAGAAAGCGTTTCAGCGGGAGCAACGGGGAGTTTGCCAAGAAATACGGGCTCCATCCCAGTATCTACAGCGAGATAGTCAAGGGGAAGATAACGGCGGACACGGAGAGGAAGATCGGGGATGCCAGATGGCTGGCTGTCGGCCGTCTGCTTGGGGTGGCCGCTTCGGAACGTGCCTGGAGGATGGCCCGCACGGATGTGTTCAACATGATCGAGCAGTATGTGGATTTCTGCAAGGAGCATTCCAAAGCGATGATGTTCGTGGACGAATGCGCCATAGGGAAGACATACTCCGCCTTGTACCTGTCCCGCAACCGCAAGAACTGCTTTTATCTGGACGCCACGCAGTGCCGCAGCCGCCGTTCCTTCATCCTCCATCTGGCGCGCTGCATCGGCGCGGACGAGGGTACGACCGAGGAAATGGAGGACAGTATCAAGTATGCCTTGTGCAACATCCCGTACCCGGTGGTCATCATCGACGAGGCGGGGGCGTTGAGCTATGCCGCGCTTGAATCGCTGCATGGCCTTTGGAACGGTACGGAGAACCTCTGCGGCTGGTTCATGATGGGATCCGACGGATTGCGTACCAAGCTCCAGAACGGCAAGGGGCGCAGCAGGAAGAACTCATTCAAGGAGCTGTTCTCCCGTTTCTCCAGCAAGTATTATTCAATCGTGCCTACCGGCAAGGATGACCGGCTGCTGTTCTACCGCCGGCTGATCACGGATGTGCTGTCGGTCAATGTGGATGATATGCAGATAGTGAAAAAGGTGGTGAACATGTGTCTTGACACGCACGGGGACACATTGGAAACCGGATTGAGACGTGCGGAATCGGCATTGATACTTATGCAGGAAGGAGCCTAAAATGGAAAAGGAAGAGAAGAAACCCAAAAAACGGGTGCGCCTGCTGACCATGCGCAACGTGTATGACAAGAAAATATCGAAGTTCCGCTTTTCCGGCATGTGGGCCGACTATGTATCCCCCGAGCCCGAGGATCATGGGATATGGCTGGTCTACGGTGCGGAGAAGAACGGAAAAACCACTTTCGCCCTCATGCTGGCCAACTATCTCCGCCAGATGGCCAGGGTTCTGTACTTGAGCGCGGAGGAAGGCATTTCGGCAAGCATACAGGACACCTGCCTGCAGGTCGGTATTCCGCAGGAGTGCTCGAACATGTACATGTATGAGTATATGCCTATAGAGGATTTGTGGGAGAAGCTGCGTGACCGCCGCAGTGCCAAGGTGGTTTTCATTGACAATGCCTCCTATTACAAGGACGAGCTGATGAGCAGGGAATACGGGCTGCTGAAACTTGTCCGCAACTTTCCGGAGAAACTGTTTGTCATTCTGGCACATGAGGAGAAAGGGAAACCGCATAATGCCGCCGCACGGCAGGCATCCAAACTGGCCAAGGTAATTTTTCATATCCAAGGGCTGGCGGCCATAGTCGGCGGACGTGTCGGAAACAATGTGGGCAGGAAGATTCCCATTGTCGAGGACAGGGCACGCCTCTATCATGGCGATGTGCTGAACGACGAACCATTTAACAGCAATAACAATGAACAAGAGAATTGAATTACCCGCGACAAATGCCCAGAAGCGGTGCATACACCGCCTCAGACGGCAGTTCGGACTGGACGAGGATGAATACAGGCATCTTGTCCGGCAGTTCAGCGGCGGACGGACAACGACGTCCGCGGAGTTGTGCAAAAGCGAGGCCGCAAGGCTGATCGGGACGCTGCTCGATCCCGACGGGAGAAAGGATCCGGAAAGACGGGAGAAACTGGCACTGGTCAAGGCCATTTACGCCGTGTCAATGGACATCGGTTTTCTCAACAGGAGCTACCGCAGCGACAATCCCGTGGAGGTTGAGATGAACAAGGCGAAGATCACCTCCTTCCTGAAGAGCCACGGAGGATGCAGGAAGCCGGTGTCAAGCCAGAACCTGGAGGAACTGAAGGCCACACTGAAACAGCTGAAGGCCATAAGACGGAAGGAGGAGGTATGAGAAGAATCTTTAACCTGTTACACAGGGTAGTGATCTTGTTAGGTGTCCTGGCTGTGATCATCGAAGACGAACCTGTAAAAAGGGCGTTTGCTTTGATGGGGCTGTTGGCAATGCTGGTATTGGAATATGAAGAAGATGACAACAATGAAAACAATAACAATAATGGAAAAGACGAAATTCGAAAAGGAATGTGCTGACATGTGTGCCGATTGCCACGCCAAAGGGCTGGACATCTGCCGGGAGGATGCGGACACCGTGCAGCCGATGTTCGCCCGGTGCGGGCTGTGCGGGAAGGTGTTCTGTGAATACAACAACCACATGACCGTGAACCATCTCTGCTGGGAATGCCAGACAGCCATAGAACAGAACGTTGATTGCAACGAGGAGATAATCGACCCTGATTTATTCAGGAATTTATTCACCAATAAATAAGAACAGATATGGATATCAAGAATTTATCTGAAAAGGAACGTGAGGCCCTGCTAAGCAAGCTGCAGGCCGAAAAGAAAAGAAAGGACGGGGATCGAAAGAAGAACTACCAGAAGCTGCGTGCCAGATTCCTCGCCTCTGTGGAGAGGAAGCTCCGCAAGTATATCAAGGACGGTCAGGAGTTCAAGGAATGGCTCCGTAAGGAGGCCACCGCCTACTATGACCAGCTGAAGGAGTACGGCGGTCTGAAACGTGACGAGCAGCTCGGGTTCGAGGTGAAGAACGACACCTTCAAGGTTTCCGTCAAGGGGAACCGGGTCAAGGGCTTCGACGAGAGGGCCGACGTGGCAGAGAAGCGCCTAGTGGACTACCTGAACGCATGGATCGGCAAGAAGGGCGATGACGGGCGCAACCCCATGTACAAGCTGGCCATGTCGCTGCTCCAGCGCAACGAGGCCGGGGATCTTGACTACAAGTCCATCTCCCGCCTGTACGAGCTCGAGGACGACTTCAACGACCCCGAATATTCGGAAATCATGCAGCTCTTCCGTGAGAGCAACGTGGTGGAAGGCACGGTGATCCGCTTCTACTTCGAGGAAAAGGACGGAAACAATCAATGGAAAAGAATAGAACCCTCATTTAACAAGATGTAAATTATGATGCACAATTGGTTTGAATGTTCCATCCGCTACGAGAAGGTGGCGGAGAACGGCATGAACAGGAAAGTAACGGAAGCCTATCTGGTCGACGCGCTGAGCTTCACGGAAGCGGAAGCCCGTATTATTGAAGAAATGAACCCGTATATCAACGGTGAATTTACCGTCTCGGGCGTCAAACGCGCCGGTTACAGCGAACTGTTCCCATCTGAGGAAGATGCGGCCGACCGCTGGTTCAAGTGTAAGCTGTTCTTTATCACGTTGGACGAAAAAAGCGGAGCGGAGAAAAAGACCCCCACTACCGTACTGGTACAGGGTTCCGACCTTCGCGATGCTGTAAAGAAGCTGGACGAGGGGATGAAGGGCACGCTGGCGGACTATGTCATCGGCTCGGTGTCCGAGACCGCCATTATGGATGTCTATCCCTACACTGCTGATGTGAAACCTGAATTTCCCGGTGATGATAAGAAGGAAGTTTGACCATCCCCATGTAATCCTGTGCCGCACATGCTGCGGCCGGGGCTTTCTTGAGAACCTGGACGAGCTGGCGGACACCGTACATACCGTTGCCTGTCCCGCCTGCAAGGGGAGCGGACGTGTGGTCGTATCCTCCGTTACCCTTACCACCGTGGAGCCTTATGATCCCGAATCCCCAAATCTCGCGATGTATGGAAAAGGACGGAATGAATGAGTACCTGCTGCTCTCCGTGGAAAAATTGGAGAGTTTCAAATCCGAACAGATATGAGTGAATTATATATACCGCCTGAGCGGCCTGAGAGGAATCTTGTTAATGGCCAGTTTTTAAAAGGTTGTACTCCACATAATAAAGGGAAGAGAATGACCTATCATTCAAAGTGGACGAAGCGTAGAAGTTTACAAGGTTTGGTAAAAGGTCGTGGAGCGCATCATAAAACTGGTGCAGGTATGAATAAGAAATCTGTTGTCGTTATTAAAGACAGGAAGTTGATAGGTGTATATGCTTCTGTCAATGAGGCTGGTGCAAAATTATGTATTACTCCATCTCACATAAGTGATGTTTGTTTAAAAAAGAAAGGTCATAAAACGGTGAGAGGCTATAGAGTGTATTTTGAGAACGATAATGCATGGTTAACAGAAATTGATTATTAATATGACAAAAGAAGAAGCATTTAAAATATTTCATATAGAAGATTTAAGAGATCTTCCTGATGCAGTAATGCGTATTCTTGACGGTTCTGTAGAATTACGCAATAAAATCTATAACGAATTGATCCGTATGAATGATTACGATATGTCTTATGATTGGTTTCAGGCTTTGTATGAGAATGAATTGTCAGAGCGGAAGCAGAAGAAACAGGATTTCACACCAAACTCCCTTGGAATCCTTTGTTCTAAATTAACCAGCCAGGCTGGTTCGATACATGAGCCTACAGCCGGAAATGGTTCTATGATAATCGCTGATTGGTGGCAGCGGTGCCACAACAAGATTCCTTGGGAGCACTTTCCATCGCAGAATATGGTGACATGTTGGGAGTTGTCTGCACGATCAATACCTATTTTGCTCCTTAATTTATCAATTCGCGGGATTATGGGGTACGTTTATCATGGCGACGTTTTGGGAAAATCCATAAAAATGAAGTATATTCTTCTAAACCGTAAAGATGATACTTTAGGGTTTAGTGATATTATAAAGGATCCTGAACATAAACTTATCATAAAAAGCAATATACAATGACGATTCAAGAGATATACAATAAATGGCTTCCTGTTAAGCGCAAGTTAGTAAAGGAAAGTACATGCTCCACTTATGTCTATCAGTTCACACAAAAAATACTTCCGATATATGGAGATAAAGACCCGGAATATGTTACTAATGACGAAATGCAGAGATTTATGCTGTCTTTGATTGAAGAAGGGTTATCTGTGAAAACAGCTAAAGACATATTCATCTCTTTTAAGATGCTATTGTATTATGCAATGGAACGATTTGGTGTAAGATATATTAAATATCGTGTTCAGTTTCCTACTGCCAATATGGAAGCAACTAAAGATCTTGAAGTATATACAGAATTTGAACAAAAAAAAATAATCTCGTACATAGTGGATTATCCGAAACCTAAGCGCTTGGGCATTCTAATAGGCTTGTGTACAGGTATGAGAATTGGTGAAATTTGCGGACTGAGGTGGGAGAATATAGATGTTGATAACAAATGTATCCATGTAACTCATACTATTGAACGAATTATGGATATTGACACCCGAAAAACCAAGGTTATAGAATCTACTCCCAAGACTATAGAAAGTCGCCGTGATATTCCGATAGGCCGTGATTTACTCGGTATCTTGAAAAAATTCAAGGCTTGCTATAATGATAGTTTTTATGTCACTACTGGAGATGAGAAGTTTTGTGAGCCAAGGGTTTACCGAAACTATTACAGGCATCTCGTTTTGAATGAAGTTGGATTGGACAGGTGTATTAAGTTCCACGGTCTAAGGCATTCATTCGCCACACGCATGATTGCATCTAAAGCCGATATGAAGACAACGAGTCGTATCTTAGGACATTCAGATGTATCTACGACTATGAATCTATATGTTCATCCATCAATGGATGATAAACTGGATGCGATAAACAAGTCCATGAAAAACTTATTCAAATAACTCAAAACGATATAGAAATGAAGAAGATACTAATAATCTGCGTACCTTTCGCTCTGATAGCGGGATGCGCATCACCAAGAAATTCAGTTGAGAATCATCCGGCAAAGAATTCACCTCAACCGGATGCACTGCCAGATAATAAAGAAAACCGCTTTACGAAACAGTTTCAACAAGCGGATTCAATGTTTAATCAAAAATATTTATTAAAATGAAAACATTAGATGAAAAGGCTGCCGAATATGCAGCAAGTGTAGTATCGTGTAACAAAGAAGCAAAAGAGTGTGAAGGGCTTATTCAAACAGCTTATGTTCTTGGAGCAATGAAAGGTGAATTATTGGGAGAAGAAACAGGAACATTTGGGCAGGCACTGGAATCACTTAAACGGGGACATCTTGTTGCTCGTAAAGGATGGAATGGTAAGGGAATGTTTATATTTATGCGACCTGAAGATAGTCTGCCGACTAACATGATTGTGAATCAGGTTAAATCACTTCCCGAATCATTCAAAAGATGGGTTGCCAACAATCATGGAGATTCGGAAACTGATAGAATCAAGTTTACTGCATACTTATGTATGAAAGCTGCCGATGGCACCATTGTAAATGGTTGGCTTGCATCACAGACGGATATGCTTGCTAACGATTGGGTGATAGTTGAATAAGCGCATTGTCATACGGCGGTTGAATGTCTGCCGTATGGCTCAAAACTAAATAGATATGAGTGAATTATATATACCGCCTGAGCGATTTGAGAGAGACTTTATTACCGGACGATTTTTAAAGGGTTGTGTTTCTCACAACAAGGGTCGTAAAATGGTTTATCATTCAAAACGTTCCAAGGCCAGAAGTATAAAAAATCTGTCTAAAGGACGTGGGGCTTGGCATAAGACTGGTGCAGGCATGAATAAAAAGAGCGTTGTTTTGATAAAGGATGAGAAATTATGTGGAGTATTCCCCTCGATACAAATGGCTGGTAAGATGATTGGCGTGGCTCCTTCTTTGATCAGTGCTATATGTCGGAAAGTGAGAGGCAAACATACGGCTAATGGATACAGATGTTTTTTTGAAGATAGCAATGATTGGTATAATTTAATTAAACAAGATTATGAATAATGACAGACAGAAGATATTAACTGATTATATTTCCTACTTATATACAACAAGAAGGACTTATGATACCATCGGTAAATATATCAAATATGTAACGGATTTTCTTGAAAGTGCCGAAGATGTCAATCGTCGTAGCTATCTGGCTTATAAGCGTGAAAATGCCAATATTGGGGCACGTTATCCATTGATGAGTGAAGCCATTTGTGATTTATTACATCACCTTAAAATCGGATATAACCGCCGAGAGCAGAAAATAAAGACGTTAGAAAGACTTGATGCCATTTCGGAGAAGAATAGAAAACTGTTGAATGATTTTATAGTGTGGTTGACCGACAACAATGATTATTCGCCACATACAGTGGATATTTATTATACATCCTTGAAGCAATACTTTGAATATGTGAATGAGATCAATATGGAAAACTGCAAGCGGTTTATACGGACTTTAGAAGAAAAATCATTATCCCCACAGACTATCCGTCTACGTATCACCGCTTTGGAAAAATTTTCTAAATGGCTAAAAAAACCGATAGAGCTTAAGCGACCTAAGATGAAGCGCAAGCTCGATGTAAACAATGTCCCGACAGAAGAGGAGTACAACCGCCTACTGGATTTTCTGAAAACGAAATCCAACAAGGATTACTACTTTTTTATCAAAGTATTGGGTACAACGGGTGCCCGTCTGTCAGAATTCCAGCAGTTCACGTGGGAAGACATTATATCCGGGGAGGTAACACTAAGAGGGAAGGGTAACAAGTACCGTCGATTTTTCTTTCAAAAACAGCTACAGCAAGAAGCGAAGGCTTATGCTAAGGAACATGGTAAAACCGGGATTTTTGCGGTAGGGAGATTCGGTCCGATCACACAGCGGGGCTTTTCCCAGCACTTGAAAGCATGGGGAAAACATTGCGGTATTGATTCAAGGAAGATGCACGCACACGCCTTTCGTCATTTTTTCGCTAAAATGTTCCTGAAAAAAAACAAAGATGTTATTCAACTGGCTGACCTTTTAGGTCATGGGAGTGTAGACACAACAAGAATTTATTTACAAAAGAGTTATGACGAGCAAAAAAGAGATTTTAATCGAAACGTTACATGGTAGCCTTGAACCATTTAAGCAGCTTCCGACCCTGATTGACAAGGAAACCATTTATGACGAGACTGGACATGTAGACACCGAGTTTCTGACAGCCATACTGGAGTGGATGTCAGTCAATGCCTCCATTGCTATCGGTGTACAAAAATCATTGCACAGGCTATTAGGCATTGAGGAGAATAAAGAAAGCAAGAAAGGTACAGCTGACAGTGGGAAGAACTGGAGCGTTGAAGAGATACTGCGGCATTGTACCTTGGAGAACGGTTTGTTGAAACTTCCCAATGTGCAGTTCAATAAGAAATCGTATGCCGAGGCTAAGAAATGGATTGAAGAAGCCGGCGGATCTTGGCAGGGTGGAAAGGCTCAAGGGTTTACATTCCCGTTCAATCCGGAGAGGGTGTTCTCAATTCTTAAAGAAGGGAAGCGCTGTAATCTTCAGCAGGAATACCAGTTTTTTGAAACGCCGGCTGAGGTGGCGAACTGGCTGGTTATGCTTGCCGGCGGAATACATGAAAATGATACGGTACTGGAACCGAGTGCCGGCCGCGGTGCTCTCATTAAAGCCATTCATCGAGCTTGTCCTTCTGTAACAGTGGAATGCTATGAACTGATGCCGGAAAACAGAGAGTTTTTGTATACCCTTAGCAACGTAATATTGCTTGATGAAGACTTTACCAAAGACAGTGTAGGTAGTTACACTAAGATTATTGCAAATCCTCCGTTTTCCGGTAATCAGGATATAGAGCATGTCAGGCTTATGTATGATCGATTAGAACAAGGTGGAACCCTTGCAGCAATAACCAGCCAACACTGGAAATTCGCTTCGGAAAAAAAATGTATTGATTTCCGCAACTGGCTGAAAGAAGTACATGGAGAAGTGTTTGAAATCAGCGCAGGCGAGTTTAAAGAGAGTGGCACTTCTATTAGTACAATGGCGGTAGTTATAAAAAAATAATTCAAAATGAAACGGTCATGAATAAGGTGGAAGTAGGAACCCTTGACAGAGATGAACTGTTTGAACACAGGGGAGTAATCTATGAGGTTTTATATAAGACGGATTATTGTGTCCGTTGCCAATACCCGAATGACAAATACCGTTACAGGGATAAATGGAAATATCTCTATACCGAGTTTAGTTTATGGACAAAAGTGAACAAGATATGAAAACACTGGTTTTTGATGTAATGCTTGACGGGCGGTTTGTACATACGTTCAGATACCAATACTGCCCGTTGTTCCCGATAGACGAAGAGGAACTAGAGAAGTTTGTCACTGACAGGCTTCCTACGTTAAAAGGAAAAGATTTTAAAATAGTATTTTGATATGAAACAGACAGTAGAAGAAGCGGCAAGAGAAAATATCCTGTTTAATCACAGGACAGTTGACAGAACTTTGTTTGGTAAAGATTTGGCAAAGTTTGGAGAGATGAATTTCGTTCAAGGTGCAGAATGGCAATCCAGGCAATCTCCTTGGATAAGTGTTAAGGAACGGTTGCCGGAACCAAACAAGCTTGTCCTTTGCAGAATGGTATCAAATGGAGCGATTGTTAGTGGCTATATCGTTGTTTCATCCGGGAGATCGCCATACGTTGCGACAGACGGAGGATTTGAATTTGAGGATTGGAACGGCTACGAGTGTGACATGTGGATGCCCATTCCGTCTTTTGACGATATACTCGAAGCCAACAGGGATGTACTTGAACGGATTAAAGAGAAAGGAGATTGAATATGAAAGTAAAGAACGGAATATATCTGTGCGATGTGATGGGTTGTTTCTGTTTTGTCAGTCGTGGTAAAGTAACAGATATTAAAACAGAGAAGGAGGAACAATTATGATTACAATAGCATGGTATAATGTAGTGGCAATTATAGTTTTAATACTTTGGTTGTTTTGGGCATCTAATGGTAAGGACGATGCTTTTGGTTTGGGTGCTGTTGTCAAACTTGTAGCAGGTATTATTTTTATATTATTTTGGGGTGGAATGTTTTGGTGGTAATATAATAAATGATTAAACAATGAAAGCAAGAGTAAAATCAACAGGAGTTTTGGTAGATGTAACTCCCCAATTAAACATCAACTCTCAACATAGCAATGATTATTTATATGTATGTGATAACATGGTTTACAGAGAATGCGAACTTGATTTTTTGAATGTTGGGAATTTAGTAATTGATTGGGAACAACGTAGGTACGAATTAGCGAAAGATATTATTAAGGCTGTTATAGCAGATGACCGTGGGGGTAATTCTGATGCAATCGCTAAATATGCGGTTAATTGCGCTGATGCACTAATTAAAAGATTAAAGGAGGAGAATAATGGATAGCGTACAGACACAAACACTTTCCATTAAAGGAAATGGAGGTGGTGAAGCGTATATTGACTTTTGCGATGGACAATTATGTGTTTCTGTTGTTATAGAAGGGAAACAGGCGGATTTTCACTTTGATCCTGTTACTCTACGAATGTTTGCCTATGCTTATAAGTTGCATTGTGAAGAGTGTGAAGAATGTGAAAAGAAGAAAGGAGAATAACTATGACCGAAGAACTTGTAACATTGGAAACAGCGAAGCTGCTGAAAGAGAAAGGATTTAATGAGTATTGCAAAGATATTATTAAAGAAGACGATAATCGGATAATGCAATCTGTGTTCCGAACGAATAAGAATTTGCCAAAATTGTGTTATAGTCGTCCCGCTCAGTCCATTGCCCAAAAGTGGCTACGTGAAACCAAGAACCTGCATATCGAAATATCCTATATGTATGAAAACTATTGGACGTATGATATACTGACAATTCCGAGACATGACTTGATAGGATTGTCTGACAGGCCTATTATCCGTTATAATACCTACGAGGAAGCACTTGAAGCAGGTTTACAAGAAGCATTAAAACTTATATGATTATGGAAAATATTAATTTGAACGAACTACGGAATATAGCTTATAAGACAGCTTGTGATCACGGTTTACATGATAAAGAACAGACTGAAAATGAGTAAATCAGAAGAATATATTGAAATCAAGAGTTTTGTGGTAGTCAATCCCAACTTCCCGGTTATCACAAAAGAAAGTGCTCTTAAAGCCGTTGCAATGGCAGAGGAAGAAATGAAACGGAAAGCCATCGAAGTTCTTTCCTCTGTATTGGATAACTGGGTGCATGGTGGTGACACAGACTGTATCATTGCGGAGTTTGAGGAAAGATTAAATATCGGATAAAAACAGAACGGGCGCCCTGCGGCATACAATAATATGCGGGGCGCCCGTTGTCAATGAGAAGTTATCGTGTTTCTTTCCGCAGTCTTTCCCTGACCTGCCGCTCCGTGAATCCGAATGCCGCGGCGAACTGTTTGAATTTCTCCTTCTGCCCGGAGGGGAGAAGGGAGTACAGGCTTGAGAACGGCGTGCCGCCTTCCAGCGCTTTCCTGATTTCTTTCTTTTTCATATAAGTTCCTTTATCTGTTTCTTACAACATTCACAATCACACAGCAGCAACCTGGCCTTGTCGAACATCTTCTGTCCTATATTGCCGGACAGGTAGCATATCTCCTCGCCCCACGGGTCGATCCCCAGCGCCTTTGCCATGTGCGCTTCCAGGTGCTTCCTTTCGTGGTCATAGGAGTTCTGGAACTCGGCGGGCGACGATGTGGTCCCTATCACCATGACCGTCTGCCTTGTGCCGTAGTTGGAATAGGTGAGTCCGGTATCCGGTTTGCCGGAGGACAGGTTCCTGTACGCCGTTTCCAAATCATCCCCGCGGCAGCCTATGTCATAGAGCCTGCCCATGATCTCGTCGGTGTAGTAACAGTCCACGGCATAGTAGACCTCCACCTTCCATCCGTACTCCTCTATGTCAAACCGCTGGCGGATCATAACATCTCGTCCCATTCCACCGGTTCCCCGGCCCTTGTCATTTTCGCATACCACATGCACATGACCATGCCTTCCGGAGCGTCATGGTCATCTATGATATCCTTGACGTAGAGTGCCAGATGGGGCTCGTCGGCAATGGAGGACTTGAAACAGTCCGCTTTTGCCTGGTTGGCCACGTATACATAGTCATATAATGTGTTGTTCTCCACCCTGACCCCGTTCTTGGCCAGAAGCTCGTCCACCTTGTCCTTGGTCATGGGTTCGATCTTCTCGCTTTTTCCGGTTGCCGGGTTCATCCTGCGCATGAGTGACACGGCGAAGTCGCACAGCTTCTTGTTGAAGTGCCAGCCATTGTGCCGGAGATACGCCGTCATCTCCTTTGGCCGGTCATCATATATGTCCAGAGGTTCCTTTGTCCTGTTCATGGTCTTCTTGTTAGCCGGGACGGGGGAATCCTCCGTCCCGGCGGGTTAAACTAACGGTATCTTGAATAGCGTCCTGTTCCGGGCACTCCGCGGCGCTGGCCCATCGAGCCGCCGCCATAACGGTTCCCGTATCCTCCGCCGTATCCGCCACGGTTTCCATAACCGCCACGTTGTCCCATGTCGTCATACTCGTCATAGTCATCGTAGCCGTCGTCGCGTTGTCCCATGCCGCTCCCTTCCGAGAGTTCCTCAATGCACTGCATGAGCTTGCCGCCATACTTGAGCATTTTTTCGGCATAATCGGACATTCTCTCGACCTTGCTGTCTTCTATCTCGATCATCATCATACTTGTTGTTTTTTAGGATTGTTCGTACTGGGCCTTTCCGCGGGTTTAAGCAGTTCGGCCATCATGGCCTTCAGCTCGGATATCTCCTCCCTGAGAGCCTTGTTTTCCGCCTCCTGTCTCTGTCTTTCGGCAAACTCGGGATTCAGGATCTCCATCATCTTGCCGCAGGCGTCCACTATGGCACGGTGGTGGTCTATGCTTCTGAGTATCTCCGCGGACCTGTTCCTCATGGCCGCCACCTCGGAGTTCATCGACTCCCTTGATCCGGATATGACCATGTTCCCGCCTCCGGGGAAATTCGCGTCGGCGATGTCCGCCCCCGCGGGTATCTTCTGGAACGTGACGGTCTGTTCGCCGACCTTGACGGTGATGTCCACCACCATCTTCATCGGCTGGCCGAACATAACCGGCTGTGTCCCGTCCGGGACCGGGTTGGATACTCCCGCAATGGCACCGACCTCTACATAAGGCGTCCCGTCCTTATGGAGTATGTAAAACTGGCTGTTGACTCTTAAATTCTGGAAAGGCATAATTGTTTCTTTTTAAATGAGGGATTCCTCCCTCCGTGTTCTTAAACTACTCCGGTCATTATCTGCAGGGTGTTTGTCGTCCTGTCGAACCAGAACTCGAACACTCCCGTACCGGGAATGTCGGCTGCCGTCAGCGCCTCGCCGTTGTACTTGGTCACGGCCTGTGTCACCCCGTTTGTCTCGAACAGGACCGGCAGCGTCCCGGTTGTTCCTGTGGGAACGGCCTGCGCCAGGTCGATGTAGATGGTTCCCCTGTACCAGGCATTCACAAATGAATGGTTCGGGAAGGAGAACACCACATTGTCGGCGGTGACATTCACTCCGGATGTGACTATTGCGGCCGATCCGCGTCTGTTAACGAATTGAAAAGGAAATGGCATGATTACCTCCTTTCTCCGGGTCAACCCCAGAAACCGTTACCCGCCCCGAAACCGAAGCCGTATCCAAGACCATATTGGGCCGCCACACAGGTGGGGATTCCCACAACCGGGCTGTACGGCACCTTGGCCACTTCGGGCTGGTTGCACTCAATCTTCGCCAGACGGGCGCTCAGATCACCCAGCGCAGCGTTGACAGGCGCGATGGTCTGTGCGGACACCTGTGCGAAATACGCGTTCTGGTGCTCCTGCGATAGCTGGTTGACGAGCGTGCTGTTTCTTTCCCGCAACGTGTCGATCTTGTCAAGCAGCGCCTGGTTCTGCATGGCGTCCAGCTTGCTGATGATGGCGTTGGTGTTGGCCGTGCCTGCGTCACGCAATGCGAGCGTGTTCTGGTTGGCCGTGTTCACCAGGGTGTTTGTCTGGTTGCAGACGGACAGCTGGTTCTCGTAGCCCATTTTGGTAATGTTCTCGTTTGTCTGGCAGCAGCACTGGCAGATCTGCGACTGGATGGCGTTATTGCCCTGCATGATCGCGGTGACGATCTGGTTGGTGTTCATGCCCATCTGGTTGCCGATGTTGCATATCTGCATGCCAAGACCGTTTATGGCGGCCTGTACGGCATCGGAAGAGGTGTTCAACGCGGTGGCCAGGCTCTGGATGTCGTATCCGTTGCGTTGTACGGCCTGCATGATCACGGCGGTGTTCGCGTCGTTCTGCACGAAGGGTACCACGCCGCCCTGTCCGTTGCCCATCATTCCGCCACGGGCGCCGCCAAAACCGCCGAAGCCTCCCCATCCCATCAGGATGAACAGAAGCAGGATGGCGAACAGATCGTCACCCCAGCCGTTGCCGTTACGGCTGTTGCCGTTTCCCATCAGCGCCAGGATGTTCGGATCCACACCGCGCTGTTGCATCAGCGCCGGAAGCATGGCCAGAATGCCGTTGGTGCCGCCTCCGGAGTTCCCGTTCTCGGGGAACACAAAAGTTCTTGATTCACTCATAGTTGTATTTGTATTTTGTAGTTCCGGTCACTAATCCGACCGTGGTGCAAACATACTCAACTACACGCACTCCGTCGAGCGTCCTGTTCTGATGTGTTTCCTTATTTGTTCCAGATATATTCCGATCATCGGCGAGGTGATGTTCCGGGCCAGCAGGTGCCGTATCCCCCGTGCCGTTCGGTTGGTCATCCCCGCTATCTGGTCCGGATACAGGCCGGCTTCCGAGAGCAGCCTGACAAGCACATATCTGGCGTCCGTGGACTCCATGTCCCTGAAATCGCCCAGTATCCGTTCCTTCGGCACTTCCGTTTCACGCTCAGTCAGACCGAGCAGGTTGAAGAAAATTTCGCTCTTGCACATAAACTTCCAATTTTTATTATTACTTTTGTGCACCACATTAAAACGGCACACGTTTGTTGCGTCAAGGACTTTAGCCCTCAGCGTGCAGCAAGCGTGTGCCGTTTATGTTTTAATGTGGTAGTTAAACTAACGGAAGCGTTGAGGGCTTTTTTATTATTAACCCTCCCTTTGTTGCATATTTATTTCATAATCACTACCTTTGTCATACAGGTAAAAGTTTTTTTTCAAATTGTTCAAATGTTTCAGGGTATGAGGAAATCCAGGATAAACACTCCGGGAAGAAGTTATGTGTTCCGTCTTACGGATGTCGTGCGCATTTATGACGAGCACAGCCGCAGCGGCCTTTCGAACCGTGAGATATTCCGCCGTTACATCTGGCCCAAATACCGGATATGTGAGCGTACTTTCTACAACATGATCAAGGCCAGCGCGGACGACCGTGTCATCGCCCGGCAGCGCGAGATGCAGATGACTCTTTTTTAAAGTCTCTCAACCGCCCTGAACGTGTATTCCTCCACATCCTCCACCACTTCCGCATGATTATGGTTTGTGTCGCTGGCGGTACGCCGGAACATGTCAAAGCCGACCTTCCCGTTGTCCCCCTTGAAATCATGCAGGCAGGCACTGATCTCCTCCAGCAGGCTGAAACGTTCCAGGGACTGCTGCTGGTATCGGCTTCCTTTCCTTGACGAGCCTTCCCAGGGAGTCACGACATGCAGCCTGACTGTAACCGCCGCTTGCTGTACGGCACCCGATAGCGTCGTCCATTTATACGGCATGAACTCAAGGAACACGGCGGGCATGTCGAAAGGCTCCTCCTCCTCGATGAAGTCGACCTGTTCGTTCCACAGGTCATAGGTCCTGACTGCCGGCACCCCTTGCCTGTCCGGCAGCTGTTCCAGGCGTTCCTGGAGCTGTAAATAGAAAAAACTTCTCATACTTTAATCGTTATCGTTGAACACTTTCTTCAAATTCTCCATGGCTATCTCATCCAGCAGTTTCTCCAGATCCGGATGGCGTCCGATGAACTGACGCCTGGGAATCATGATCCTGCTTCCTGTCTTTTTAAGCGCCATGGCCTTGTAGAACTCCGCATCCCGGGATATCTGCCGGTTTTTCCTGCCGTTCCGTGCCTTCCCGGCCTTTGTCCGGGCTATACGTCCAACGGCCTGCCTGTACTTTATCCAGAAATATCCTTTCATCCTGCGGGTGACGGTGATGCTTCCCCCCTCGTTGTGTATCTTCGCATACGGCACGGACGAGGTGATCTCCACCCCCTTGCCTCCTTCCATTATTTGGGAGCGTATGCTGCGTCTGAGGGTCCCGGACTGTACGAGCAGACCTCTGGTTTCGTCCGTGTCACCCTTTCGCCTTTTCCATTTCTCGTTGAAGAAGGCCTCGCGCTTGAAATTCATGTCGAACTCCTCCTTCGCTTCCACCCTGATGTCATTCAGCGTAAGGCGGATGAACCGGTTTATCCGTCCCCGCAGCTCCCTCATGGTCTTTCCGGAACCGTTGTCAGCCATTGCCGCCTCCTTTCCCGGCCTGTTTCCGAATGATCCGGCAGGCCCTGCACAGTTCATTCCCGTCCCCTTTGCCGTCACAGTCCGCACAGTCCTTGCGGGTGTACGGGTTATATGCCGGGAATGTGGTCATCCGTTTCCCCGGATTGAATCGCATCATCTCCTGGTACTTTCCCGATGTGGCCTGCGATCCGAGGTTCATGGCCTCCCTCTCGTCGCTTTCCGGATATTTCCCTTTGCGGACCTGTTCTGTCGTGCAGCGGCATCCGAACCCGTTGGGCGGGAGATACCAGTCCCAGAACCTGCTGGAGAGGGGAAGGGTGATCCCGTCCAGTGGACGGTGGCCCTTGCGGACCCTCTCGTCTCCGACGGTACGGTACTGCAGGTTGTAATCCTCCCCGTCCTTCTCGAAATCCTTCCATTTCGCGGCCATCAGCGCCGATGACCTGGCGAAGTTCCACTCTGTTTTCAGATAGGCCCCGTTATAGGTGTCGTTGATTGTCTGAACGTCGTTTAAAAACCGTTCAAACGGTTTTAATCCTCCGTCTTCATCGAGCAGGGAGGGAAACGCCTCGTTCAGCTCGTGGAAGGTCTTTATTCCGCTGAAGACATAGTCGGACTCCTTCAGCCTTTGCACGCTCACCTCGTCCAGCGGCACTTCCCTGACGGAAAGGTCCACGGCATTGTCAAGCAGCGCGGCGGTCTTCTTGATGAATTCCCTGACTTCCTCGTCCTCCAGCATCTCCGGGCTGAACCCCTTCTGTCTGTACAGCCATGCCATAAGCAGCAGGAAGGCCTCCTCCACCTGCGAGGTGTCGGCCTGCCGTGTGTCGTTGTCGTCTTTTTCCAGGGCCAGCGTGCTGCTCCCGTACAGCAGCGCGGCCCTCTCATGCAGCCCCGCATAGTCGGCGGGGCCTAGTCGAAAAAAGGTTTTACCACCTGCTCCTTCCTGTCCTTTCTTGTCATTACGGGAATCTGATACTTGTCTACGATATATTTGGGGTCCACCTCGTAGTGGTTCATCACCATGGACTCGTATGCCACCTGCTGCTCGGGCGTGTAGGTCACGCTGTCATCCCAGTCAAAACGGTATCCCTTGACCGGAAACCCGTGTTTTACCATGCGGGGGATCAGCTGCCAGTTCACCAGGTCCCTTATCATGTCGGCATCCTTGTTGATCAGGTTGTCCAGCATGTTCTCGTGGACCTTGGACTGTGAGAGCGACGCCCCGTTGTCTACGGTCATGGTCTGCGTGAGCACCGCCTTGCTTATCTCGCTGTTGCAGCGTTCTATGCGCTTGTCGTAAACATTGTACGCGTCCCCCCGTGTGGATTCCTTGATGTCGATGGTCGTCCCTTCCGGGAACAGCCCGTATGATGCGGCCCCCATGTTCCTGAGCAGTCTTTCCAGCTTGTCGAATTCCTTGGGGTCACGGCTGGTGGTCGTTCCGATACGCAAGGGGATGCCGAATATCTCCCCGAACATGTCCCAGAAGCTGGCCATGTTCTTTTTCGGGATGGTATGCAGGGCGCATTTGAGGTACAGTCCCAGGTCATGCGTGCCTCCGGCTTCCGTCACCCACCATGACACGGGGCCGCTGCGGTAGTCGTACCCCGACTGCCATGTGTCATTCTCGCTGGTGATGATCACCCCGTATTCAGGCACGACATGGGTGCGCGGTATCAGGCTGACGCTGCTGAACACCGGCTTGTCCTCCACGGTGATGACGGGTCCCAGCTCGATGAGGGAGTTCCCGTAATATATGCTCTCAAGGCTGAGCCGCATCCACTGCTTGAACCACGGTGTCTCGAACAGCTCCCTGAGATCCTCGTTCTCGGCGCCTGACCTGTCGACGATCCTGAATCCCTTGTTCATGACGAACCCGGTACGCTGTTCCACGCATCCGGCAAGGTGCCCGTCCACATCCACGTCCGTATAGATGTTGTACAGCCGGTTCCGCCTGGGCTGCTCCACATTGATGGCCTGCTGCCATGCGTGCCGCCATGACCTCAGGTCGTTGCGTGTGAGGTTCTCCGTCTGCAGCTGGAGGCTGACCGTGATGTCGCGGACCTTTTTCCTATCCGCACGGCGCGCAAGGTCCATATTGCCGATGCGCACCCCCTTGTCTCTTCCTTTTCCCATAATTACCAGATATAGTTGTTCCTGATCCCCTCACCTGTGCGGATCGGGTTGTAATAGTCTTCCTGTCCGTCGGGCCCGGTGACGGTAGGGAGGTCAAGCATCACTTCGGATGCCTGCACCGCCTCCAGCCATTCCACCTGTTTGTCATACTGTGTGCTGTACTTCTCAAGGCTCATGCGGGCAGGCAGGCCCAGCACCATCCTGTACAGCGCGATATCCGTCAGGCACCCCACCAGCGCCATGTTCCTTTCGTCCCCCTCTCTGGAGAATGCGGCATCCACGTCGTACCGTCCTCTCAAGTATCCGGCGGCAAAATCCATGGCGAACCTTTCGGCAAGCAGGCGGTTCTCCTCCTTGCTCTGCTGCACGATCTTCAGGGCTTCCTCCCCGATATTGATATAGTCCTGTTCCGTTATATACATAATGGTAAGTTTTGTTTGGTTGTCACCATCCTTCCTTGGGCGCCTGCCTCATTCCGATACGGGGCGGCATGGTATCCTGGCGCACCTGTTTCTGCAATTTGTATATCGCCCCCTCGTCCGCGTCCGGGGAGTCGTCATGCGCCCGGCTTCCCTGCTCGAAGGAGAGCGTCTGGTCAATGGATGTCCGCATGTCGGCGTCGTCCTTCAGCCTGATGTTGTACCAGACGAGCCCTCTTTCCCACAAGGGGGATATGGCCTCGATCCGTGCGAACTTGTCGGGTTTCTTGCGCGTGTCCGGCATGACGGGAAGCTGGTATCCCCTTATGTCCCCCTCCCTCTGGAACTCGTCAAGTATGGTGTCCTGCATGAAGTTCGCCTCCATATAGAAGGTGGCGGCGCAGTCCTCCGGCAGGGATTCGTACAGGTCATAGAGCCAGCGTACCATCTCGCCTACGCCGCACTGCCGGCAGAACGCGCGTATGCAGTGCAGTTCCCTGTGCGATGCCGTTTTCAGCCCCCTTTTGGGCCGCCCCCACATCTTGCACGCCTTGTAGTCGTTCTTTCCGCCGCTCTTCCATGATGGGTCGACGTATACCACGATGCTTTCGTAATATTTCAGCCTGAGCATCGGCTTGTATCTTATCCACCTTTCCTGGAATACCGCCCCTTCGGTGACGGGGTTGTTCATGTATTCCTTCTGGAAGGAGCGGTATCCCATGAACTCCTCCAGTCCGTGGAGGTATTCCGCCGTATATCTCTCGGGCCATGACGGGTTCCCGTCCCTGTCGAAAGCGTTGACGGAGCTGGTGTGCACGGTCCTGCTGTCAATGATCTTCTGTAGCACGCTGTTCTTTCCGATCAGGTTGCCCACCATGACAAACCGTCCTCCCTTTCCCCCGAAACATCCGAAGAGCGCCTCTTTGATCCACTTGGTCATCTCGCGTACCCGGGCCTCGCTGCGGCACATCTCGTCATCGTCAAGGTCATCCACCACTATGTAGTCGGGACGCATCTCCCGGAAACGCAGTCCTCGCGGCGACTGTCCCCGTCCCCGGCTGAAGAAGGCGCACCGGTCCTTCGTCACGAACTCCCCTTCCTGCCAGCATCCGGCATTGTACTGTTCGCCGAAATCCTCGATGATGTACCGGTTGGACTGCAGCTCCATCTGCAGGTCCCCCAGAAGGGCGTCCGCATTATCCTCGCTTTTCCCGACCAGCACCATCACATGCAGCTTGCCGTTGAATTTCAGCCACAAGGGTATCCCGATGTCAAGGTGCACGGACTTGGCATGGCCGCGCGGCCATTTGAACACGGCGCGGCAGTTGTCGTTATTGTACATATACCGGGCCGCATCGTTCTGGAACCTGGCATTGGGACATTCGCAGTAGTGCCTGAGGTAACGCTGGCAGAAATAGTCGTAATCCCTGAGCGCCCGCGCGATGTTGCGTTTCCTCTCCTGGGGGGATTCCATGCGGTCCTCCGATGTGATCCTGGCCAGCCGTTCGCTCTGCTGCAGCCAGCGTTTGTACGCGTCCTTCCTTTCCTGTTCCGTCATGGCTTCTTTGTGAAAAAGGGGGTTAGAAAATCATCATGCAGGCCGTGGAGCATCGCCACGACCTTGTCGGGAAGCTCCGGATAATCCTTCCGGTGTTCCATCAGCCAGTCCTCGAACCGGATGAAGGCCTCCACATAATGCACCACATTGGTGCTCCTGTCCATCTTCTCGATGGTGGCGGCCAGCTTGACCAGGTCGTCGGCTATCTTCTTTTTCTTCAGATACTCGTCAGGGTCCTCGATGGCGTCGTTGATGATGGAGAGGATCTTCTGCGTGACCTCCTCGCGTGTCATTCCGTAACAGGCTTTCAGCTCCCTCCATCCTTCCTGGCTGATCCACCTGCTGAGCGTCTGGCGGGCGATCCCCGTCATCTCGATGATCCTTTCCTGCGGGATTCCCTTGAGGTACAAAGCCTTGGCGGTATCTTTCGACTTATGTCCGGTTCTTGCCATAATGAATTGTTTTTTCTGCAAAGATGCACTGCGGAACGTCCCGAAGGCAAGAAAATGCGCGGGCGTTGCACACAATGCTGAAAGTGTTGCACACTTTTTTTGAACACCTTCCCTCCAGATGTAAGTTTGCGGCAAAATCAGACGGAAATGGGCAAAAGAATAAGAATAAGCAACGAAACGCTGAACTGTTACGGAACATGGGTGAGGACGGACGGGGTGGACCTGTCCCAGTACGAGCGGAACCCTGTATTGCTGTGGATGCACGAGAGAGGGTGCGTCATCGGAATGGTGAAGGATATCAGAAGGGAGAACGGTGAGATTACCGGAGAGCCCTGGTTTGACGATGTCCGGGAGGAGAGCAGGATGGCCAGACAGCAATGGGAGAAAGGCACGCTGCGCATGGGATCGCCCAATTTCGACATACTCGAACTCTCCGAAGATCCGGCACTCCTGAAACCCGGGCAGACCTGCCCCACGGTGACCAGGTCCAAACTGGTGGAATACAGCATGGTGGATATCGGGGGGAATGATGACAATATCAGCCTGATTTATGAAGGGAAACCGTTGAAACTCAGCAAGGGGGACGGCTCGCACAGTCTTCCCCTCCTGAAAAAAAACAATAACCAAAAAACTACACCTGAAATGAACAATGAAGAAATGAAAGCAGTCGCCCTGATGCTGGGCCTCACGGATGCCGCGACACTGACAGACGTGCAGAAAAAGATCAATCTCCTGCTGGAGTACCAGAGAGCGAACGGAGTGCTGCAGGCCGAGAAGGAGAAGCTGGAGAAAGAGCTTGACGGACTCAAGCTCTCGGGTATAACCGCCCTTGTGGATTCCGCCATCGGGGAGGGAAAGATCAGCGCCGACAGGAAGGATCATTTCATCTCCCTGGGGAAATCGGTCGGCGCGGAGTCCCTCAAGCTGACCTTCGAGGCGATGAACCCTGCCCTGCGCCCTTCCGCCATACTGGCCGGGAAATCCGGAGGAGCCGTACATGCGGGAGGCTACGAGAAATGGACGGATGTGCCGGAGGAGGAGCTCAAGCTGATGCGCTCCGATGACCCGCAGCAGTACAGACGTCTGTACAAGAAACAGTTCGGAGTGGACTGTCCTGAATTTAATTAACTAAAAATTAGAAGAGAATATGAAAAAGAAATTTATTCTGAAATTTTGGACCGGAACGGCCTTCAATGTCATAATGGGGGTCATCCTTGCGTCAATGGTGGGGATCAGCCCCGCATACGGTGCGGCCTCGGGAATAGTTGTGCCGATGCTTCTTAAGGGATTCATGCCGGCCGGTGCCGCCATGGAGGGTGTGTACACCGAAGTATGGACGGGGGAGCTGGTCAGACAGCTCGGTGCGGGACTGACGGCGTCGTTCCTTGACGGGATACCGGACTATTCCGCAAGAGTGAACAACGAGATCATCCACCTGGTGGATGTGGGTGCCGATCCGGACGTGCTGGTGAACAACACCACCTATCCCATACCCATACAGAATCTGGAGGAGAATGACATCCCCATCGGCCTGGACAAATTCCAGACAAAGGCCACCCGTGTGACGGATGACCAGCTTTATGCAATTTCCTATGACAAGTTCTCGCTTGATGTCGAGCGTCACAGGAACGCCATCGACCGTATCCGTTACAAGAAGGCGGCGCACGCCCTGGCTCCATACAGCCATACAGGCAGGACTCCGGTGATCCCCACCAGCGGGGAGGCGGATGCCATAGGACGGAAAAAACTGACCTTGAAAGACATCATCGCCTTGAAACGCGCCCTGGACAATGCCGAGGTGCCGGAGGGCGAGCGCCGTCTTGTGCTGTGTCCGGACCATGTGAACGACCTGCTCGAACAGGACCAGTCGTTCAAGGACAAGTTTTACAATTATACCAGCGGCAAACTCCTGAACATGTACGGTTTCCAGATCTACACGTTCATCAACTGTCCGTATTACACCAAGGAGGGGGTCAAGGTTCCGTACAACCAGACTCCGGGTGAAACCGACCTGAAAGGATCCTTCGTGTTCTATGTACCCCGCATGTTCCGTGCGCAGGGCTCGACCAAGATGTATTATTCGGCTGCGGCCACCAGCCCGCAGACCCAGGAAAGCCTGGTCAACTTCCGCCATTACTACATCGTTCTTCCCAAGAAACAGGAGGCGATCGGAGCCATCTATTCGTGGGACGGTACCACTGTCCAGAAAAAGGACCAGGAAGTTCCGGCCGAGAAACGGTGGGCCGAGGTGAGACGGGAAGCGGTGGCGGCAGCGAGAGCGAAAGCCGCGTCTGAAGGGACGGATTCGGAAACCGATGAAATCGAGTCATGACCATGACACCAAGAGGACTACGAAACAATAACCCCGGAAACCTCCGCCTGTCAGGTGACAGGTGGAAGGGTCTCCGCCCGGTGCAGACGGACAAGGAGTTCTTCCAGTTCACCGACATGAGATACGGCTACCGTGCCATGCTCATCACCTTGAGGAACTACCGGAAGAAACACGGTTTGAGGACCCTCTCCCTTATGATCGGGCGTTACGCCCCGTCCACGGAGAACGACACCCGTGCCTACCTTTCAAGTGTATGCGGCGAGCTTCAGGTTCCCACTACCTACGAGCCTGACGTGGATGACAAGGGGACGATGTGCCGTCTGGCCGCCGCGATGAGCCGGGTGGAAAACGGCGTGCCCGCCGTCATGGCGGACATAGAGGCCGGCTGGGAGATGATCTGAAAAATGACATGCGTATGGACTGGGGCACTGTATTCGAACTTCTCCAGCAGTGGCTCGCCCCCACGGGGTGCATAGCCATGGCAATAGGCTGGTGGCGTGACCGCAGGCTCGTCAAGGTCCGTGCGGTCAAGGAGAATGAGGGCACATACAAGCAGTTGTATGACGACCTCTCCGAGACGACTTTACATTTAAGCGACCAAATACGAAAAGTCAATGAGAAAATTATCGTTCTGGAACAGGCGCTGCGTAAATGTTACCAGTGCAAGTATGCTGACCGCTGTCCTGCTGTTGTCTGGATGCGCAGCAAACAGGGAGAGCCGAACAGCCGTCCGCTCGGGCTCTCTTCAGAGGAGCGTAACCGGGGAAATAATCTTCGGCAAGGCCCCGACGACTCTGACGAGCCTGGCACTGAAACCCGGGCTCCTCCGGACGATAGGCGGCCTTCCGGCCGGTATGGGCGTGACGGAGCAGCATGAGGGGCTGGACCTGAGGGTGGAGTCGGACGGGGAAGGCGGCGTGAACGTCACGGCCGTCTCACATGCCCGGCCGGAGATCACCGTAAGGGAGACCTCGGACCTGAAGTTGGAGTCAGAGGAGAGTACGGCCGAGGAAAAACAGCCGGTTCCCTCTTTTTGGGAGCGGACAAGGACGAAGGTGTTGTGCTGTTTTGTCCTCCTGCTTCTCTTCTGGGGGCTCCGGCGGTTTAAAGACAAATCAAGGAACAATTAAAACATGAATCATTATGGCAGAAACGAATACCGGCGCCATCTATGGCGTGAAAGCTCTTAAATATAACGGGCAGGCTCTCGGGCTGATATCCGAGGACGGGCTGCAGCCCGGAGGCGACTCGCCTTCCAAGACCCGCATCTGGGCGGCGCAGAAACGCAACGCGCCGTTCGCGGTGCTCAAATCCACACCGGGAACCAAGACATGGACGTTCACGCTCATCGAGCTGTCCGCGGACAACATGATACAGGTGATGGGCGGGACGAAGGAAAGCACCGGGGTCTATGTGCCTCCGACGGAGGACAAGGACGTGCAGGGCGTGTTCGACATCGAGACCGTGACGGGACACACGATCCGTATCTATAACGGGGTGCTCACATGCAATTTCGCCAACGGGATCAACTTCAGCAATGTGCTGGGCATCGAGTGCGAGCTGGAGATGCAGGATGCCGGGGAGAAGCCTCCCTACAAGATCTTCGCTCCCGGACAGGTGCCCCCCTCCGATGAAATTCCGTCACAGTCATGACGGACACACGAATACAGGCGGCGGACATGCTGCTTGACATCGGCATCCGCATTCCGGTGATGCCGCTCAGACCTTTCAGGAAACGCCCCGGGAAATCCTTCCTTGTCATGCGACGTCCGCCCGCCGGGGCGGTCATCCGCATAGCAAGGCGGTACCTGGAGCTCGGCGTCACCCCGGAGGATATCAGGGCGATGGACTATGAAGAAAGGATGCGGTTCGTGGCGGAGAAGGGAAAGGCGGTCAGCCGGATGGTCGCGCTGGCCGTATGCACCGGATGGCTCTCGGGGATGCTGTTCTCCGGCCCTGTGGCATGGTATCTCAGATGGAGGGTGCATCCGGCGATGCTCTCCGCCGCCCTCATCGAGCTGCTCAGGGGCATGGACATACAGCCTTTTTGCAATACTATTCCGTTGGCGTTCAGAACGGCGGGGCTGCTGGAGCCGATAGGAAGCCGGGAAAGGAAAACGGGTTAACGGGCCGGCAGGAAGGCCCCCATAGCGTTTTCGGAATCATCGCGCAGGCGATGGAACGGTTCGGCAGGTCGAAACGGCACATCCTGTGGAAGATCAGCTACGCCGAGCTGATGCTGATGAACACGGATGTCAGCCGGTATGTGACCAAGGAGGAGCTCCTGGAAAGGGAGCGCAAACGTAGGCCGGACAAATTCACCACTGAATATTATCAAACAAAACTGGGAGGATAGGAATGGAACCTGTAAGACTGGAGATACTGCTTGACGACAAGACCCTGAAGGGGATGCGCTCGGTGGAGGGCAACCTTTCCGGGATAGGCCTGTACGCGAAACAGGTCATCGCACAACTGGAGCAGGAACTGCTGGAACTGCAGAAACAGTACAGGAATGCCATGGCCGCAGGTACGAATACCGATGCCCAGATGGCGGATATCCAGGCACTGCAGGGAGTTGTCAGACAGTTGAAGACGGAATTACAGGACCTGGAGGCTGTCAAAAGAAAGACGAACTCCACTCCCGTAGCCGGACAACAGGTTACCGCAAGCATGGAGGATATCACAAAGAAAACGAATAATTTGCGGCTGCAGTTCCAGCAGATTGCGCGTGAGTTACCCTCCCTTGCCATGGGGCCGCAGATGTTCATTCTGGCCATTTCCAACAATCTTCCGATGCTGACGGACGCCATCAGGGACGTGCGTCAGCAGAACGAGTTGCTGATGCGGTCCGGGCAGAAAGGCGTGCCGGTGTGGAAGCAGCTTGCCGGCTCATTATTCTCATGGCAGACAGCGCTTGTCGCGGCCATATCGCTCGGAATAGTGTACGGAAAGGACCTATGGGAATGGGTGAAAAATATCGGCAAGGCCAACAAGGAGCTGACAGCCGCACAGAAAGCTGCGGAAGACTTGAACGCCGCATCAAGAAAGGCGGTGTCCTTTAAGGCAGACGAGATCTCCCGGCTGAGAATCCTGTATTCCGCCACACAGGACGTGACCCGTAGCGAAAGGGAACGGAACAAGGCTGCGGACGAGCTGCAGAAGATCTATCCCCGGTATTTCGCCAATCTCACCAACGAGGCGATCCTGGCGGGTAACGCCGCATCAGCCTATAACAGTCTGACACAGGCCCTTATCCGTGCCGGGCAGGCGAAAGCCAGCGAGGATATCATAGCGGACTATACCAAACAGGACTGGCAGCTCCAACGTGCCATGAATGCGGACACCAACTGGACCAACCGTAACAGAGAGGAATATAGGGAAGCGAAGAAGCGGCAGGCTGAATATAACAAATGGGTTCGTGAAAATACTGCACGCCAGGGATCCAATCTTGTGAAATGGGGATTGGGAATGTATTATGACTCTACGGAAGACGGCAAACTGATTGCCGAATTCGAGCGCCGGACGGCGGAACTTGAGAAGAATGCAAAAAAACGCGCCGACATACAAAAAAATATAGAATCCGCCGCCAAGTCCGTCAATGTGACCGATTACATCACAGGAGGCGGAGGAGAAAAGGAAACCAAGGATACGGGCAAATCGGCCCGGGATTATCAGGACGAACTCGCCGACGCCCGTATCAGGGCACAGCATAAACTTGAGGCGGCACGCATATCGGTCATGCGGGAAGGTGTAAGGAAACGCCAGGCCCTTGCAAGGCAGGAGCTTGACGAGTCGCTCGCGCAGATCGACAAGGAGGAGCGTGACACCCTCAAGAAAATGGACGAGGCCGAAAAGAAACGGGGTGTGAAGTCCACGCCCGAGGAAAGGCAGGCCGTGAAAGACAACGCGTCTCAGCAGCGTCTTGTCGCCTACCAGCAATATGCGAAGGAATTCTATACAGCCGACAAGGAATGGCAGGAGAAGGACCTGCAGTCCTGGATTGACTATAACAAGGAATACGGTACATACCAGCAGAAACGTCTGGCCATCATGCGGGAATATACCCTTAAATCCTCGAAAGAGAGTCTGAACGGGAATGACAAAAGGATGCTGGCCCGACAACGTGACGAGGCGCTGTCCGAACTTGATTTCAACGAACTGAAGGACACCATCAACTGGGATGTCGTCTTCGGCAATCTGGACAAGGTGGCGAAAAAGGAGCTGCAGAAGGTGAAGCGGCAGATAGTCAGCTTCCGCAACAGCCCGGAATTCAAAAAAAGCGCCACTCCGGAACAGATGCAGGTCATCGAGGAAGCCATCGGGAAGATCGACAGCGAGGTCATCGAGAAAGGAGGTCTGTTCGGCAATCTGACCGAATCCATACGGGAATACTCCGAAGCGGTTGATGAACTGACAGCCGCGCAACGGGATTATGACGAGGCCGTGCGGCAATACGGGGCGGACAGCGCGGAAGCGGAGGCTGCTCGAAAGAAAAGGAACAAGGCGGAAGCCGGGGAGCGCAATGCCGGGAACAACCTGGAAGCCTCGAAGGATAAGGCGGTGAGAAACATCACCGCCGTGGCCGATGCGATGAACACGCTGGGCGAGGCGGACATGAGCCTGTCATCCTTCGGAAGCGCGGTCGGGTCTCTGGTGGACACGCTGTCCGCATCCGGAAGCAAGATCGGCGGCATCATCGCGGCCATACTGGCTATCCTTGACCAGATCGGGCAGAAAGGGCTGGAGGGTTTTGTCGGCAACATTCTCGAATCCGTCATGCACGCCGCAGGAGGATTGTGGGACAGCATCGGACGTCTGTTCGGTGTCAAGGGGCTTGGAGGCATCTTCAAGGGAGCCGACTATTCCGGCTATAACGAGATGGTGGACCAGTACAACCGTCTGAACGAGATATGGGATGAACTGATCGACAAGAAAAAGGAATATATAGAGACCAGCTACGGCGCCGAGGCGCAGAAGGTCGGAGAGGAAGCACTGGCCCTACAGCGGACCGCCATAGACTCTTACCGGATACTGGGCAAGGAACGTCTGAATTCGGGAGCCAGCACGGGATCGCACTCTATCGGGGTGCGGCAGCGCAAATGGATGTCCTCTCAGGACTGGGCGGCAGCCGGCGCGGCCCTGGGAGAAGACTTCTACAGGTACGGGATCGGGGAAGGACGTATGACCGGGCTGTTCGATCTCTCCGTGGAGCAGCTGGAGAAACTGAAGTCGGAAGCTCCCACATTCTGGGCCAAGCTGGATGATGATGTCAGAAATTACCTGGACAAGATCATTGAAGGTTCGGAAAAACTGGGTGACATACAGGCCCAGATAAAGGAACAGCTCACGCAGATGTCTTTTGACAGCATGCGTGACGCCTTCTATGACACACTGCTTGATATGGAAAGCGGGGCGGAGGATTTCTCGGAGGACTTCAGCGAGTACCTGCAGAAGGCTATCCTCAAGACAAGCCTGTCGAAAGTCTACGACAAGAGGCTTCAGGAATGGTATGACAAGTTTGCCAACTACAACAAGGAAGGAGGTATAGATACCGGGGAATACAAGGACCTCCAGCAGGAATGGAACGATATCGTAAAGGACGCCCTGGAGGAGCGTGACTCGCTGAAGGATATCTTCGGATGGACATCATCGTCCTCCTCTTCCCAGTCCGGCCGGGCCGGAACCGTCACCTCCATGACCGAGGAGACGGCCGGAAGGCTGGAGGGGATCGGCAACGCGACCCTTGACCATGTCATCAGCATTGACAACAACCTTACGAGGCATCTCGAAGGGATGGCGACATCCCTGGGCAAAATTGCGGGGAATTCGGAGTACCTCAGACACCTCGAAACGATAAACGAGAACATCGCGGAGCTCCGGCGCGGTGTGAAACTGAAAACATAGGGCTATGGAAGTGGAGGAAGGACTGCTGAAGATAAACGGGACGGACATGGCGTCCCTGGGATGTTTCCTGTACGAGGAGAACGCGGGGGACCATACCAATTACGACTCGCTGATGAAGCCGCCGAAGATGAAGGAGTACACATCCGTCAGCTACCGGGAGCTTGACGGCGAGGAGCTGCCCGAAACCCTGCTTCCCCGTTACGAGGCGAGGGACATCACGCTGAAAATGGCGGTGGTTGCGGATACACGGACCGGGTGGTTCAAGAACTACAACGCCGTGCTTGCCTTGCTGAAGTCGGGATGGCTGACGCTAGAGGTTCCGGAGATAGGCCGGGTGATGAAGGTCTACCTGAAGGAATATACCCGGTACAGCCAGTTCACGACAATCAGGAATACCGGCCAGCAGGTAGCCGGATTCACGGTCACGCTGCGCGAGCCGAAACCTTTTTCAAACAGTGATTAAAAACGATTTAAAAACATCATAAATGGAACTTGAAATCTACGACAGGCAGGGAGCCCTGAAAAGGAAGGTCAGTCCCGATTCATCGTCCCGGTGGACCGAGGAAGTGGGGGCAGAATTCGTGGTGACGGTGAACTTCACCACCTGGGAGTTCTTCGTCCTGTCGGTCGGCGACTATGTGGAGATATCGGGAAAGCGGTTCTCCATAAAGAAGGAGTACCGCCCGAAAAAGACCGACACACAGAAATACACCTACAATATCAGCTTCTACGGCCGCGAGCACGACATGCAGGACCTGTTGTTCTGCCGTCTGAACCAGGGGGAGGATGACCTGGAGTCCGTCTTTGCCTATGACGGCACGCCGATGGAAATGCTGGAAAAGCTGGTTGCGAACATGAACCGCAACAACGACGGTGTGACGTGGCGTGCAGGACAGGCCGTCACCGGCGATCGGAAGACCATCAACTTCAACGGCCTGTTCTGCTGGGATGCGGCAGGCGAGATAGCCGGTGCCTGGGAAACCGAGTGGTGGCTGGACGGGGAATACCTGAACATAGGGAAATGCGAACACGGCGAACGGGTCACGCTCGGCTATATGAAGGGATTGAAGACGGGGCTGACCCAGAATGAGAACTCCAATTCGATCAAATGGTTCACACGGCTGATCCCCGTAGGTTCAACCAAAAATATTGACCCGTCAAAATACGGCTACACCCATCTGCAACTGCCGTCACGGGACAAGTATATCGACCTGAACACTCAATTGGGACTGAAGGAGCATCGCGAGGAAGCAGCCTTTCAGGATATATTCCCGCACCGTCTGGGTACGGTATCCTCGGTAAGGTCCGAGGAGCAGACCAATACGGACGGGGAGAAATACACCGTCTATTATGTCAAGGACAAGGATCTGCCCTTCAATCCGGATGAATACATGATCGGCGGCGAGGTGATACACATCACCTTCGAAAGCGGCGACCTGTCCGGAAGGGAGTTCGAGTGCAACTGGCATAATGACACACAGGAGTTCGAGATCATCAACACCTACCCGGACGAGAATACCCAGATACCGGGAGGCAACATCATACCGGACGTCGGTGACACGTATATCCTGACGAATATCCGCATGCCGGATGAGTATTACCCGATAGCGGAAGAACAGTACAAGCAGGCGGTTGACAGCTTCCTGACAGAATACAGCAAGGACATATCCATCTATTCCGGTGACACGGATTACATCCATGTGGATAAAAACAGTGTGCCGTTATCGCTCGGACAAAGGGTGAGACTGGAGGACGCGCTGTATTTCGAGGCCGGGTATCTTGACACCCGCATCACAAGGATAGAGAGGAAGCTGGGCAATCTTTCCGAGGCTTCCATTGACTGCTCGTCGGCGGTCAGCACCTCATGGAAGTCATCCGTGGACTCGACGCTGAACAATCTGGAATACACGCTGGCGCAGGAGATGGCGCAGACCAATGTCCGCCTGCTGAAGACCGGCGATATGGAGAGTCCGAGCGACTATACGGCTTTCTCCTCCCTGAGGGCTATAGGAACCTTCCTGAGAAAGAACATAGCGGATATCGCCAATGAGATCATCACCTTTCTCAAAGGCTTGAGGGTCGGCAAATTTGTCACAGGTCTTGTCGGCGGCAGCGGTGCGGCCATCTGGTTTGACAAGAACGGCAAGACAGTTGTCGAAGCCGACAAGGCGATGTTCCGTGAAGAGTTGATAGTACCGCAGATCACGTTCAACTGCATCGATGTGATATCCGGTGACAAGGCAAACTCGTTCGCATACGGAAGAATAAAGACCGTTGACACGGAAAACCGCACGGCCACGCTGGAACTGCTTGAGGGGCAGTGGGGCACGTTACATGTAAGTGATATCTGCCGTGGCATACTTCACAACATAGCCGGCAGCAACCATACGAAGGATGAATACGGTCCTAACGGATTCATGGAGTATTCCGGATACGCCACCTCATACTTTACCCCCACTAGAATCATCGAGAATGAGGCTGGAAACATGAAGTTTGAATACGCTCTTCAGGCAGGAACGAGCGTGCATCCTCTTCCCGGTATGAACTTCTTCGCATACGGCAACTTCACCGACAAGGACAGACAGGACATTACCTATGAGAACAGATCTTACTTGCGCAGATTGGTCAACGTGAACACATGGGTAATAGATCCGGATGTGAACATCGCTTATCAGAACGGAAACCTGAGTGGTCTTACAGTCAACGGGCAGGTGATGGACGGTTATTCTTCATTTCAAGACAAAGTATACATAAGGGGAACGATAGAACGACTCAAGCCCAACGGTGAGGTGGCTATGGACTTAAGCTACGAGGGTGTATGGCAATCAGACAGGCATTATGATTACTACGATAGTGTGACGTATAACGGCAGCACATGGGCGTGTCTGAACAAGAACGGTTCGTCCTCTGAACCGGGTACGGATGCTGACTGGCAGGAGATAGCATCCAAGGGTGATACGGGGGCACCGGGAAAGGACGGTGTGAGCGTGACCAATAGCGGTCCGTGGTATTCCGGCTTGGTTGTTCCCAAAATGAGTATCGTTACAATGGGAGGAAGTTCGTTTCTTTCTAAAGTATCCACTACCAATCCTCCCTTATGGTGTTGGACTGACAATGCCGGCAACCGGTTTACTTACAATGATGGCGGATATGTGCTGACGGGTGAGATAAATACCGATGAATATGAACTTTTGGTTCAAAGCGGAAAGGACGGAAGCGATGGTACCAGTTATGAGAGGGTATTCATCCATACTACAACAGAGAGTAAACCTGCCACTCCTTCCACGTCACAGACGGACGATTATGTGCCTTCCGGCTGGCATGATGATCCTGTAGGTGTTTCCAGCTCTCTGCCTTATGAGTGGATCAGTGAGAGGGAGAAGAAAAACGGTATATGGAGTAAATTCAGTGCTCCTGCCCTTTGGGCGAAGTACGGATTTGATGGTGCTGACGGTGCTGAGGGCGTAGCCGGAACGAGCATCATTTGGAAAGGTGATTTTTCCTCCGCTCCTTCCAATCCTCAGAACGGGTGGGCATACAAGAATACCACTGATAAGAAATCATATGTATATCAGGATAGACAGTGGTATCAGATGACTATTGACGGAATTGATGGGAAGAACGGGAAAGACGGATTGAGTATTGTATGGAAAGGAGATCTCCAAACACCTCCTTCCAATCCTCAGACCAACTGGGCATACCGAGATACCAATAATGGTCGTGTATATATATGGAACGGAACAGCATGGGCATTGATGGTTGTGGACGGATCGGACGGTGCTGATGGTGCAGCCGGTTCTGACGGATTGAGCGTGTTTATAACTTATAATGACAGCACTTCCCAACCTTCTGTACCTACCGGGAACGGTACTACTGGAGGATGGCATACAAATGCGACAAGTACCGCCATATGGATGTCACAGAAGGTTGCTGCGTCCGCATCTGACGGAGCATGGGGTACACCGATAAAAATCAAGGGTGACAAGGGTGACGGTTACACCCAGATGGGGCAGTTCAAGACCGGAATGGTTGTTCCCAAAATGGGTGTCGTTTCGATGGGTGGCGGCTCTTATGTAGCCAAGGCATCCACTACGAATCCTCCCTTGTGGTGTTGGACTGACAACGACGGTAATCGGTTTACGTTCAATGATGGCGGATATGTGCTGACGGGTGAAGTGAATACTGCTGAATATGATGTATGGGCCGAAAAGGGCGATACCGGAGCGAAAGGCGACAAGGGTGATGATGGCGAGAAAGGTGACAAAGGAGATAAGGGAGACAAGGGAGATCAGGGCGTACAAGGAATACAGGGATGTATTATACGGTCTTCCGAGTGGGCGTCTGGCGTGACGTACAGGAATGACGAGGACCTTACAAGTGGCACGCGGTATATTGATATCGTAATGGTGAGAAACAATAGTGCGGTGGACGGATGGGATGTTTATAAGTGTATCAAGACCCATACATCGTCATCTTCCATAACCTATGCCAATACCACCTATTGGACGAAATTAAGCAATGTCGGTCCTATCTATACCAGCCTGATAATAGCCAATAATGCCAGTCTTGATTTCGTCCAAGGCAATGAGTTATTGATTAAGGATGCAAATAATAATATTGTAGCCGGTCTTACAGGAGGAAGCAGCAAGGAAGCCGGTACGACACCTGTAAGGATATGGGCTGGCGGTGATGTTCCGGGAAACGCTCCGTTCCGTGTGGATCAGAATGGCAATCTTGTCGCAACGAAGGCGAATATCACAGGTACAATAACCGCTACAGGTGGCGTAATCGGTGGATTCAACATAGGCAGTAATTATATCGGCAGCACTAATATGTCGGCTGTGAATGTTGATAACTTGTTGCTGCAATACGACAAATTTGAAATGAAATACGAACGGTTCCAGTCAATAGACGGACATTTATACCAAGGTATTTTGGATACAGTAATTAGAAGTGGAAGTATAACTGTATCATCAACCGGGGATGTTTCAACAGCGAATGATGCTCTGTATGTAAGATGTGGAAGTTATATTTTTTCAGTCGGGCGGAACGGAATTCGTAAGTCAACGAATGGAGGAAGTACATGGGTGGATTTATAATATTAAAATACAAATTATGAAAATAGATTTTACAAAATTTCCTTGTTACACAGGGATAAAGAAGGATATCAGGGTTGAGATGGATATTGCGGAGTCATTGGCTAACGCCATATACACAAATGTTCCGGGCATAGCCGCCAGTTCTCTGGCTCATAAGATTTACTCTGGCAAGGGAGAAGTAGATTACGATGAACGGGAAATACGAATTATACGTGATTGTACACCGTTGTTTTCGGGAGTTTATGCGGATTCCATAAACGATTATTTGGACACAAAAGAAAAGGAGGATTCAAAATGAAAGAATTATGGCAATTAATCAAGATGCTGTTCTCAAGCAAGCCGGGTAATTTCGATAATCCTCAGATGCTTGCCATGAAGCATTATCCTTTCAAGGGATACCGTTTCATGATGTGGTGCGGACGGATGATTTACCGTATCGAGAACAAAGAGAATATAGAGAAGTACATGCAGACCTATGCGGGTAAGGAGAGTATGACGCACGAGACCATACACCTGCGCCAAGCACAGGTTATCGGCTCATGGGTAAAATACTATTGGCGGTATTTTGTCGAGTGGATCAAGGGAAATCCTATCATGCACCCTGCAAGTTCGGCGTATTATACTATAAAATACGAAATGGAAGCATATGCCAATGAAGGCAATCCGAATTATCCCGTGAATTATGATGGAAACAACCTTTTCCGGTATAAGATAAAAAGTGGCAGGAAGAAGCTGTACAAGTCGGTTGGAGGAACATCTAAAGCATGGATGGCTTATATAAAAACATTGTAATAATTAGAAACATAGTAATAAATAATTAAAAAAATACGATTATGGCAGACAAAAAATTAAATGAAGTGCCG